TTTTCGATGATCATCTTCAAAAAAAATATCTATAAAGTTACATCAAATTTTTATGTAATCCATACATTTAAATTTAGTCTTGGAATTAATACCAGGTAATTCGTTTTTAGGTGTAGTTGCTATATAACGAATATATTCTATAACTTGATTGTCATTCAAAGAAAAGGATGGTAAATTATTATATAATAATCCATCATCATAAAGAATAATGATATTATCAATCAACTCTTGATTCACAAGAATGTTACTTTCCGATTGAATCAGAATCTTAATTTTTTCCAATAAACTAAGAATAATATCATATAACTCAGAACTTTGTAACATATTATTTTTCGCTAAATTTACCATAAACATACTAACAGACCTTCTTTTTTCATTTGTTACGTTTATTTTACAGAATGTGTCATAATCATCTAAATTATTAACTTCATCTATATTTTCAAACAAACTTCTATATTTTAGAAAATTCACATAAAATGTATCAGAAATTACTTTGTTATTGGTTGACAAATAACTATATAGATCAGCATATAATTTGGAAAACATTCGGTTATTTGACGCAATATTAAATATTAACTCGCCCATTTTTTCTATTTCAGATGATGAAGATTCTATGATTAACCATTCTTCTATCATTTTCACCATATTTATTGAAATATCAATATAATTTTTATCTGTCAATTTATTCAGGCTTAATTTCATAGCATCCAATCCAATAGTTGATATACTCTTAACAGGCTTTTTAATAGGGGTAAATTTATCATCATTATGGATATTTTTATTAGTAGTACTATGATTTCTCGACCAAATATCTTGTTTAGCATTATATGGTTTTATTATGGGCAAGTTCAATTCAACAAGTAATGTATTTAATTTAGGAATAATTGTATCGTAATAATGTTGTGGTACAACAATTGTTTTTATATAATCAATTGAATATTCTACACCATTTCTTAGTTTTTTTACAGATTCATTTTCATTTTTAGAAACTACTTGTTTCCATTCATCAACATTTAATGAATCCATAATTTATGTGTTAAAGTTTAATATTTAATATAATTATTATATAAAATGATAAATGATATAATTACTATCCAATGACTGAAAAAGATGATAATTTACGCTATGAATTTTCCAATTGGGATGATTTAGAAATGAATGAAAAATTACTTAGAAGTATATATGCATATGGATATGAAAAACCAAGTCTTATACAACAAAAGACGTGTTTACCTATTATACACGGATTAGATGTGATTGCACAATCTCAGTCAGGCACTGGAAAAACCGCATCTTTTGTAATTGGTTCTTTAACAAAAATAGATGATACGTTAAATGAAACCCAGGCAATTATCTTGTCTCCAACAAGAGAATTATCATTACAGATACATTCGGTAATCACGGGACTCACAACTGCTTGGCCTGAGTTGAAAAGTCAATGTTTTGTTGGAGGTGTTCCCATAAAAGAGAATATTCAAAGTATGAAAAGTTTTATTCCACATATTATTGTTGCGACTACGGGGAGATTAATGGATTTAATTAAACGTAAAATTATTAATACCAACTTTGTAAAAATATTAGTTCTGGATGAAGCAGACGAATTATTACAAAATAATTTTCAAGGTCATATACGTGATATTGTAAGTAAATTATCACCTGAGATACAAATTTTATTATTTACTGCAACTATTCCTTCTGAAATGATGGATATAACTAAGAAATTTATGAGAAATCCATATACAATAACAATTGAATCTGAAAATTTGTCATTAGAAGGTATAAAACAATATTTTTGTGCTGTATCAAACGATATTCAAAAAGTGGAAGCAGTAAAAGATATATATTCACAAATAGTGATTTCACAAAGTATTATTTATTGTAATTCTGTGAATAGAACGATGATTCTGTACGAAGAATTAAAAAACGAATCCTTTCCCGTAGCTTATATCCATAGTACAATGGATAAAACGGAACGTTCTACTATTTTTCGTAATTTTAAAAATGGTAAATATCGTGTTTTAATATCAACTGATATTACATCACGTGGTATTGATATACAACAAGTTGGTCTTGTTATTAATTTTGATATACCTGTATGTAAATATACATACCTCCATCGAATAGGTCGTAGCGGTAGATGGGGTAGGAAGGGAATGGCTATTAATTTTGTTGTGAGCAGAGATACTTATTTAATGAAAGAAATCGAGTCTTATTATAAATGTAATATTGAAGAATTACCCTCCAATTTTTCGTCATATATTGCGTAATAGATATGTGTTTATTTTTCTCAACTATAAGTATTATAAAATTTATGTTTTGTTTATTTAATATAACTTCAAAACCAGATAAGATTAAAAAAAATATTGAGGACAATGTGTTCAATATTTTTAAATTACCAATTCACTACGATGGGTGTAAAAAAAAATTAAATTCATCTATTATTGAAGATTTAGAATTAAATAAGGTTATTTATCCATCTGTATGTAATTATCCGGATACGCAAATTTGTAAATCATTGATTCGCGTAACATCCGAGTATTATACTAATAATGCACCATTTTTGAATGATATGCAAAAAATGATTCAGGATATAAACACAAAACTTGAATTTTGTGTCCCATCTGAAACGGATGTTATGGTAAATTTCTTAGATGAAATTTTAAATGATGATTACTTTATTGAAAAATATATGTATATAGATTTTGATTATCTTTCGTTCTTAAATGAGAATGAATTATTTATGAAATGTTATTCAATACTAAATATATCTTCACCTGCAATAGCTTTACTAAGTCCTCTCTTCATTTTAATTATTCCTTTTTTTGTATTGCGTTTTAACAATATAGATATAACTTATTCGTCATATTTCACATTATTATGTGAATTGATACAAACAAAAATAATGGGTAAGGTAATTGACACGAATGGGTGTATAAACGTAGAAGATAAAATTTATGCAGTTATTAGTGTTATTATGTACGTGGTTCATATATATCAAAATATTCAAAAATGTATAAAATATTATGATAATGTATTGAAAATACACGATTATTTGAAAAATGTATATGATTTTTTATCAAAATCAGCATCTCTTATAGAATCTTTATTGATAGAAAAATATAATTACCATAGTGATGGGTTTCTCATTTTTTATAAACAAATGGAAGATCATTTGATTGTAATACAAGAATGGAAATCTCGACTAGAGTGGATTAAACCTTACGAATTATCATTTGAAGAGGTATTTCAATTGGGATTGTTATTCAAAACATTTTATTCTATATATTCTTCCACAACATTACATAATTCTTTGTATTATGCAATGGGTCTTCAAGGATATATTGGGTTATTACTCCAACTTTATGACAATGTTGAAAAGAAACTTGTTTCTTATACAAAATTCAAACCATCTAAGAAAAAGAGTAAAAACACCAAACGTATTAAATTTAAAAATATTACTTACCCCCCACTGATACACACAAAAGATAATGTCAAAAATGATATAGATATGGATAAAAATGTCATAATAACAGGTGTGAATGCATCAGGAAAAACCACAATGTTGAAATCTATATTTATCAATATTATCTTATCTCAACAATTTGGATTGGGATGTTTTTCATTTTGTTCTTTTACCCCATTTGATTTTTTACATTGTTATATTAATATAATTGATACTTCAGATAGATATAGTTTATTTCAATCTGAATGTAAAAAATGTCAAGAAATTATCCATTCTATTGAAGAAAATCCTAAAAAATCACACTTTTGTATATTCGATGAAATATTTTCAGGAACCACGCCAGAAGAAGCAGTTCATTGTGGGTTTGGATTTCTTAGTTATTTACAAAAAAATAGTAATGTTAAATATATATTGACAACTCATTTTATGGAACTTTGTAAAAAATTATCCAATGATGATGTTAATATTTGTAAAATGGTTTCGCATATAAAAGATACGGAATTACAACATACTTATAAAATAGATAAGGGTATGAATGATTTACAAGGGAGTGTTGAAATTTTAAAACAATTAAAATTTCCCAAACAAGTCATTGATACTATACAAAATACTTTGTAAAAAATTATTTATTCATTCGTTACAATATACAAAAATAATATATAAATAAAATATATGTCTAATATACTCAGTATGCTACTTAGATATACATTTTGTATTATTTCTATAATTATTCTTCTTATTTTAGCACTTATGTTTTTTTACTTTAATAATCAGATCTCGTATCAAAATAATAAATTAAATGCTATGATAGATGTAGTTTCCGACCTTGTTAAAAAAACACCGGAACCAATTGTTATTCCACAACCATATATTCCCGGTCAAACAAATAATTCATTCATACCTCAAATGAATATAATCGATGTTAGTGATTCTGAAGACGATGATGATGATGATGATGATGATGATGATGAAGACGAAGAAGAAGATGATGATGATGATGATGGTGACGATGATATTGTTGGTATTAACTATATTGACAATATCGTTGAACAAATTGTAAAAGATTCTGAGAATATAGATATTGTCCTAGATGATTTTAATGAAGTTGGTGATAATAAAGTTGGTGATAATAAAGTTGGTGATAATAAAGTCGGTGATAATAAAGTCGGTGATAATGAAGTTCTTGGCGAATTAGAAGAAAATAAAACAGAATCACAATCTCCTTCTCTAGTTGATAAAGATACGAGTGTGACAATAGAAGTATCATTGGATACAGATTTGACAGCACAACCAAAACACCGACAAATTTCTTATAAATCATTGCAAGTAAATGAACTTAGAGAACTTGTTTTTCAAAAAAATTTACTACCAAATTCAGAAGTTAAAAAAATGAAAAAGAATGAATTGATTGATTTACTTAATCAAAAAGAATTGTAAATTATTTTTTGTTATTCGTTATGGTTTCATATATTGATGTTATTTATTCAAAAAATAACATCAATGAAAATCGAATAAACCATTCGAACCTTATTTTTTTATAACTATATTCATTATAGAATGAGTTGGGCAACGTGTTATTTGGATCAAGGGTGTAATAATATTCACTTTAACCAACCAGCTAAAGTAGCTGATGGTAGATTTTACACATCATACATTTCAAGCGAAGCTATGAACGAACAATTAAAGTCATTGGAAGGTGTTAAATCAAATTGGGCTTATCGTGAATATTTACAACAAAATGCTGTGAAAATTATGAATTATAATAATTTGGAATGTTATTGTAAACTAGGAATTAATCCTGGATCTACAGAAACAAAATCAAAACCAGTTCCATATGGATATTGTAATCCAGAATCAGATTTGAAAAATAAATATTTGAGTCGTAAACAACTTAATTTACAAATGACTTCTCCGAATGTGTATTTTATCCCTCCCAATCCATCTGGATATGCTTAAACATAATATATTATTTATTTTCAATGAAAGTATTGAGTATAGACGTTGGATTGAAAAATCTAGCATTATGTTTATTTGATAAAAATGATGATGATAATTATCATATCAAAATATGGGATGTAATTAATATTACTGGAATCGAAGAAGAACAAACAAATAATCTTGTTTGTGGAGAAGTTATGAAAAATGGTAAGATTTGTGGAAAAGTTGCAAAGTATTCAAAGAATGAAAGTTGTCTTTGTATGAAACATTCTAAGAAATGTATTATATATCCTACAGGATTAGGAAATTTAACAAAATATAATGCAAATGAATTAAGAGAATGGATACAAAAATACGATATGAATAAAAATGACGATGATATTAATGTAATGACAAAAAAAGGTATGACAGAAATTATAAAAAAATGGTTGTCGGATTGTTATAATCCAATTACATCTAAGAAAAAACAAAAGGCTGCTTATACAAATATATTATTATATGGTAAAAATATCAAAAAGTATTTTGATAAAATATATACTGACGATATAAGGTATGTTTGCATTGAACAACAAATGACAAGTAAAATGCGAATTATTAGTTATATGATTGCTCAATATTTTATAGGAAAAGATGAAACTACTGAAATAATAATGTGTAATGCTTGTTATAAGCTAAAAGAATTGGAAAGTATTAAAACAAATTATGATGAACGAAAAAAAAATTCAATAAAACATATGTTACATTTCTTAGAAGATCCAATATATAACAGTTGGAAATCCTTTTTTCAAATGAGTAAAAAAAAGGATGATTTAAGTGATTCTTTTCTTCAAGGGAGATGGGCAATTTCACAATATAAATTATAATAAAATAAATTTTTATCGGATTGTTTCGTTATACTTAAATATATATTATATTCATCAAGTATAACGAAATGGCTACTATAGAACTATCAGATTTTGATATAAAACCGGCATCATCAACTTTTGGTGTCGAATTATTAATGAATGATAAAAGTAAATCAAATATGAATAGTAGCAAAAATGATGCAAATATAATGTCTGATATTCAATTTGATGACTTAAATATGCTAGAAAAGGAGTTGAATGATTTGAGTTTCGCAGATACTTCCGAATCAAATACAGGTGAAATAAATATGCAAACATTTTTTGAAGGAGATATTAAGAATACTGTAAGTTTTGATAATTTAGAAGCTATGGATGATGGTCCTACATTGGGCAAAATGGCTTCAATGAACACACACGCCACAACGAGTACGTGGGATGGATATCAAAAATTTGACGATATTCCATTGCATAATTTGGATAAAGTATTTCAAGGAAAACCTTCAATGACAACCGAGGAACTTCAAAAAGAAAAGTTTTCATATCTTCGTAAATTGGAATCTCTTGAAAAAAAGGGGGTCGAGTTGTCTAAGAAATATAATATGGAAAGTTCATTGAATGAAATGATGGGAGAATATGAAACAATTGTTGAAGAGAAAAATAAACAGAATTCCATAAAGTTTCAAGGTAATATGCTGATGGCTGTAATTAATGGATTAGAATTTTTAAATAATAAACTCGACCCGTTCGATATAAAATTGGATGGTTGGGGTGATCAGATTAATGATAATATGTCAGATTATGACGACATTTTTGGAGAATTGTATGAAAAATACAAAACAAAGGCGAGTATGGCCCCTGAATTGAAATTACTATTTCAATTAGCCGGTTCTGGTATTATGATACATATGTCAAATACTCTTTTTCGTTCATCGATGCCTTCTATGGATGATATTATGAGACAAAATCCAGATTTGATGAGACATTTCCAATCAGCCGCTGTAAATTCAATGGCTCCTAAAAATCCAGGATTTAGTGGATTCGTCAACGGTTTGATGAGTGATAATTCAAAATCATCTGGTCCACCTCCACCGACACCAATCAAAACACAAACGATGGATAATACCTTATATCAATCGCGAGGTGGTAATAATACAAGTGGGAATGTGAATAAAATCTTTACAGAACAACAACAACAACAACAATACAATCCTTCTCCCCAAACTCCTTCTTATACAAAAACTCCCAGACCTGAAATGAAAGGCCCCAGTGATATTTCTTCCATTTTATCTAACCTAAAAACAAAGACCATTCAGGTTTCTCGAACAGATTCGAAACCATTGACCCCTAATAATAGAAATAATATATCTCAAGAATATAGTCCTACAAATACAAACGATAATAGTGTTATTAGTATTTCAGATTTGAAGGATTTGCAAAATGGAGGTGTAATACCATCTAAACGAGGGAGAAGGAAAAATTCGAATAAGGCATTGAATTCTGTAAATATAAACTTGTGATAAATGAACTAAATATTAATAGTATAAAGATACTATTAGCCATAATATGGAAACAATACCAGAAGCAATTCAAGTATTGAATAGTCGTCCATTTATAAAAAAAAATAATATCACTGGAAAAAGAGATAATCGTCATAATTATCCTATTGTTAGTTATGGTATTATTGGTATTAAAGGTAATATGTGTATTGTTGGAACTAGTCAATGTTTTGAAAAAATTCCCAAATATACAATTCAATTAGACGAAAATATTGAATATTTGATGATTTGCCGTTCTAATACTTTTGGATATATTGATTTTATGAAAGGAAATTACTCATTAAATAATATTGATCATATTCGAATTTTGATTGATGAAATGACTATATTCGAAAAATCAAAATTATTAGAATTAAGTTTTGAGGATTTGTATAGACGATTGACAAAACCTCACAAACATAATGCACCTGTTCGAAATGATGAATCTAAGAAAAAGTTCGAAATCCTTCGTAACGGGTTTATTTCTCAGGATGGAAAAAGTATTTCATTGTTACAAATGATTGAAGAAAGTCAAACAGAATGGATAAATAATGAATGGGAATTTCCCAAGGGTCGTAAAAATTATAAAGAAAAGGACTTGGAATGTGCTAAACGTGAATTTGAAGAAGAAACTGGTATTTCGACATCTGAAATACAAATCATTAATAATATTATGCCATTTGAAGAAATATTTATAGGTTCAAATCAAAAATGTTATAAAAATGTGTATTATTTAGGTATTATAGATAAAGATGTTGATATGACAAAATATCAAGAAAATGAAGTTAGTATTATGGAATGGAAAACATACGATGAATGTTTGGAAAGTATCCGTGATTATAATGTTGAAAAAATTTCTATATTGACAAATGTGAATAACTTTATTCAAAATATATGTTTTATATAATCCTTATCATATTTACCTATATAATTTCTTAGTTATAATTTCCTTTAAAAAATATTATAACCTATATTGCGAGTGTTAAATCTTAACATATTATCTAGAAATATAATATGTTAAACAGTGAATCAAATGAACTTCCGCAAGATATAGATGTAATGTCATTATTAAAGGGGGATGAAGATATTTCTGTGAAAAAAAAACGCGAAGAATGTAATTTATCCAATATATACTCGAAAAAATGTAATGAAGTTGCTTTACAATTCGAAAAAGAACAGTGGGATTATTTACAAAATAATCCAAAAAGTAATACTGATTATCCACTTTTAGATGACCCAAATTTTAATGTAAAAATTACACAGAAAAAAGAATTTGCTGATATGGGATATAATGGTTCTGTCTACACGGATGTAAAAATTCACGCAAATAAATTGAATGAGGAAAGATTTGAATTATCACCTCATCAAATCTTTGTGAAAAATTATCTATCATTACAAACACCTTATAATAGTTTATTGTTATACCACGGATTGGGTACAGGGAAAACGTGTAGTGCAATTGGTATATGCGAGGAAATGAGAAAATATATGAAACAAATAGGAAAAAATCGGAAAATAATAATTGTGGCTTCCCCAAATGTACAAGATAATTTTAGACTTCAATTATTCGATGAAAGTAAATTGAAATTAATAGATGGTAAATGGGATATACAAAACTGTTTAGGGACTGCATTAATTCAAGAATTAAATCCCACTATTTTCGAAGGGGACATTGGAATGACAAGAGAAAAATTAATACAACAGATAAAAATTCTTATTGATAATTCATATCTTTTCTTAGGTTATATTCAATTTGCTAATTTAATAGATAATGTTATTCAAGGAAATGTTCGTTCGATGGATGAGTATATTGATATGGTAGAAAGTAGTAGATTGGAACAAGAACCAACTAAGAATGTTAAAAAAAAGGTTTCAGAAGAATTAACCAGAAAAAGGATTCAATTCTTTTTCTCGGATCGTTTAATTGCTATTGATGAAATACATAATATACGTTATAGTAGTGAAAATTCTAACAAATTAGTTGCCGAAAAGTTTACAAAATTAATTTCAACTGCAAACAATGTTCGATTGATTTTGATGACAGCCACACCAATGTACAATAATTACAAAGAAATCATATGGTTAATAAATATTATGAATATAAACGATCGTAGGGGTATTGTGAAGATTAGTGATATTTTTGATGAAAATGGAAATTTTATAGTAAATGAAAATGGCGACGAGGTTGGTAAAAATCTTTTTATTCAAAAAATGAATGGGTATGTATCATTTGTACGCGGTGAAAACCCGTATACCTTTCCATATCGAATATATCCCAATGAATTTTCTTTATCATCCACATTACACAATATTTCATCTCCAAATGGATTAATAAACATTCCTACGTATAAAATAAATGGTCTTGAGATTGATGTTAATGAACGTATGAAATATCTTATTCCTTTTGTATCTAAAATGGATATTTATCAAGAAACAGGGTATTCTGTATTAATTCAAAAATTGAATACAAATGCTGCTTTTAGCAAAATGAAAACATTCGGATATAAGTTATTATTATCTTTAATTTACGCGACAAATATAATTTATCCTTGTTCAGAATTAGATATAATCTTAGATAATACTGAAGAATCAGATGATATTACCATTGCAAGTGATTTGGAAAATTTTGATATTGAACTAGATGAAGATTATGAAATCTTAGGTGGTTCTAAACCTGGTTCTGAAGATGAATTTATAGCAGAATTATCAGATAATGAAGATATTGATGTTGATGTAGATGATTTCAATGAAGACGAATTTGTTATTAGTGAAGATGAACAAGAAGAGGGTGGTGAAGATGATGAAGATGATAGTGAAAATGAGAGTGAAGAAGATGAAGAAGATGAAGAAGATGAAAATGATGAAAATGATGAAAATGAGAGTGAAGATGATGAAGAAGATGATGAAAATGATGAAAATGAGAGTGGAGATGATGAAGAGGGTGATGGAGAGGGTGATGAAGAGGATGAAGGTGAAGAGGAAGAAAATACTAGAAAAAAAAGGTTTGGATGGAATACAAATAAAATTATTGGAACAGATGGATTGCGTAATGTTATGACATATAAAGATTCGATTAAACCGCCTATACGTGGAGAATTTGAATACAAAGATTATGTTTTGGAAAAATATGGGAGAATTTTTAATAAAGAGAATATTGGGAAATATAGTTGTAAAATAAATGCTATTATGGATAGTGTATTTTTACCATCTGGTATGGCAGATGGTATAATATTGATATATACACAGTATATAAATTCGGGTATTATTCCTATTGCACTTGCATTAGAAGAACGTGGTGTTACGCGATATGGTGATGTTAATCATAATTTGTTTAAAGTAAAACCGTGTGAAGATATTGACAGTATAACTGGAAAAACTCGACAGGAGATAATAGATGGTGAAAATTTTTATCCAGCATCTTATATTATCATATCAGGAGATGTAAGATTATCTAAGAATAATGACAATGAAATAAAAGAATGTGTAAAAAAACAAAATGCTTATGGTAAAAATATAAAGTTTGTATTAATTACACGAACTGGTTCTGAAGGAATAGATTTTAAAAATATACGTCAGGTGCATATTTTAGATCCTTGGTATAATATGAATCGTAACGAACAAATTATTGGTAGAGCTGTGAGAAATTTTAGTCATCGTGATTTAGAATTTGAAAAAAGGAATGTGATGATATTTTTACATTGTACAGTGACTAATACAAATCGAGAAACATCTGATATGTATATGTATCGTATATCAGAATTAAAAGCTATTGTTATGGGAAGAATTTCACGCGTTATGAAAGAAAATGCAATTGATTGTTTTATCAACAGTGAACAAAAAAATTTTACCCAATTGATTATGTCAAAACATACACATACAAAAATTCAGCAGATATTATCAACAGGTGAAATAATTGATGATTATAAAGTGGGTGACGTTCCATACTCTTCTATTTGTGATTATATGAAACATTGTGGATATAAATGTAATCCAAAAACAGATATTAAAACTGTAAAAGGAAATGATACATCTAGTTATACTTTATCTTATGTTGAAACAAATATGATGCGTCTCGTTCCTAAAATAAAGGATTTATTTAAAAATAAAACGTTTTACAAACGGAGTGAAATAATTCGAGTAATCAATTATTCTAAGAAATATCCAATCGAGGAAATATTATATGCACTTACTTACATAATAAACGATAATACTAGTTATTTATATGATTCGTATGGAAGGATTGGTAAATTGGTTAATATTTTGGATTATTATATTTTTCAACCAATTGAATTAATTCCTTCAACATCTTCTATATTCGAAAATTCAACACCTTTAGATTTTAAACATAAAACGGTGAATATTTTATACGATTCCGACACGAATACACATAAAACAACTAAACCAAATGAAGAAACGGGATTACATTCGGAAACCTCAACACAAATAAATAAAGATGCGAATGATATGGAAATGAAAAGGGGTAAAAAGGATGTTAAGGATTTGGAGAATGAATTTTTTATTCAACAAGGAAGGGGTGTATTTGATAAAATAAAAGAATTATATTTAATATTCAAAATATATTACGATGACACCACATTATCACTGAAAGGAATGAAGGATTATTACAAACATTCTGGTTATGTTTGTCGATATTTACATACAATTATAGGTATTCCAGATACAATACTTTTTGAGTATGTAATTTATCATAGTATAGATGAACTAAATAAAACAGAAAAAATAAATCTATTGAATTATATTCTACTTTATCAAATGGGTATTATAACCGATGATGATAATATTCCATATTTTATACAGTGTATCGTACGATATTTTGAAAAGGGGTATATTGATTATCACGGTAAATCTGTTGTATGTTTAGGGGATAGTATTTATATAAAACACGTCGATAAATTTGAATTGTCAAATGAAGTAACATCTTTGGAAATTTATGAAATGTTAGAGAGTGAATGGATGCCATATATCGAAAATTATCCAACAAAATTACTAAATAATATTGTCGGATTTATAGACTATGAAAATAAATCAAATGTTCTGATGTTTAAATTACGTGATACACGAAAAGAGACCTCGCGAAATAAATCTGGTAAAATTGATAAACGTATATTTAATACACAAGGATTTGTTGCCACAACCGCGGGAAAATCCAAGGCTATTGAGATATTAAATGCGATAATAGATAATACTCCATCCAATATTACTTTTCATATGGAAAAATATACAAAAGAATCTAGTAAAATGTTTATAGAATTAGATGTATGTATTATTCAAGAACTATTATTGAGGTATTACGAATACAACAAAGATGCTTCAAATGATTTATTATATTTTTATTCATATGAAACTGCGGTAATTATGAGACGAATAAATAACAAATAAAATGAATTCAAATAATGTAAAATAAAATGTATTATAATATAACAACAACGATGCAACAACAAAGAGTAAAACAACCCAATGTTGATATTTATGAAGATATTTTTCAACCATCGTTATTAACAAAACGCATAACCATTGATATTACTCTTGTAGATAATTATATCCAAAATACATTATTAGGTATTTTAAAAAAGGAAATGGAAGGTAAGTGTTGTGTTGTTGGATATATTAAACCCGACAGTATAAAAATACTCACATATTCAAGTGGTATAATTATAGGTAGTTCAATTGGGTTTGATGTTAATTACGAATGTATGGTATGTTTCCCTGTTGACGGGATGATATTAAAAGTTAAGGCTGTTAGTATTAACACAGCTGGTATTAAATCTGAGAGTATTACCTCATCTACATCACCATATGTCCTTTTTATTTCTAGAAATCACCACCAGGATGATGAATTGTTCAATTCTATACAAATAGGTGATTCATTTTTCGCAAAGGTAATTGGTCAACGATTTGAATTAAATGATAAATATATTTCACTTATTGGCGAAATAATCAATCAATAAATAATTATCCAATTTTTGTTAATAATCTTCATTTTTATCCATATTTTAGCCATTACATAACCTATTCTCATTGTATCTTTATAAATATTATGATATACGAAGCAGACAGTTTCTTAGGTAAATTTAATAAAGAAAATACTACATACATTCATTCGTAAATTATTTTATTGTTCTTATGGTTCGTTGTTCAATAAGAACAATAATATTGTACATATAAAGTATGATATATCATTTTCTCGGTTATAATATAATAATGAATATTGATACGGATCACGAATCATTCTTTAACCGAATAGCCGAGAATGAAAATGCTTTTACATCAGCGTTGAATAATTACACTTTATGCTATGTTAATTTTAATATAAATGAACCAACATCCGATTTTCTTTGTTCGTCTGTCAAACAAGGTGATACTTGTAATGAGTGTATCAATACAAGTGAAAATCTTTTACTGCAATCTATTGCAGAAATACAAAATATAAACAAGGAAATCGTAAAAAATACACAAAAACAATTGACTGTCAATAGTATTGACAAACCTTATACCCCATCACAGGATGATATAAAAAAAGAAACAAATAATATATCCAATTTGATAAATCGATACAATACATCAAATGAATCTCTGAACAATTCCATAGAATTATATAAAATATATAGAATCCAGTTATTAACCGAAGTCATTAAAACACTTATTCTTATTTTTATCATTTTTTACTCATTATCGACTACAAAGGGTATTCAATCCGTAACTATGATTGTTTTAATTACATATATGACAATGACAGCATTAGAATTATTTTATCCAAATAGTATCATCTTTGCCATAAATATATTGATTCTTATATTTTTTATCATTTGTATGATAATGAACATTAATAATGTTCGTGTTAATTATCAAACAGTAAAGGAACAAACATTAGGAACCGTAAATAAAATTTCAAATGAACTAACAAAAGCGAATACAATTAAATTATAAGACATCGAATATATTTTTTTCAATATTTTATTATTATATGATTAATTCACTTTCTCCAAATTTATTATCAGAAATGACATATGATATAATATCCAACAAATCATTAAAGGAAGAATGTGACATCCTTTTATCACAAATAGAGGAACTAAGAAATAATTATCATTCAATGATAATGAATAAATATAATAGAGAATATACGTTTATAAATGATCAAAGATTAACTCATATTGTACCATATAAATCATCAAATGAGGTAAATGTCGAAAAATGTAAAGCATTGTGTTCGAGTGATGAAAACTGTTACGGATTTAATAAATCTATCAATTATTCGTTTTTTAATAATAAACGCGTTAATTGTGATTATATATCCAAAAAATCGGCAAATACTCTTGGCGTTATTTCTAAGTATGACCCAGATTATAAACTCTATATTAATATGAGTGATGATAATATTAAAACAACAAAAAGAATATTAGATAATTTAATATCTACATTTTTTAGCAAATGCAATCGTAATATGGATATTATAGAAGCATACACAGGAATAGATAAAATATCATCACAAAATAGTGATATTTTTTTATTAAAAGCGGATGTACTTCAACAAAGGCAAAAAATGAATGATATAATGAATGATATTCTATTTATTGACAAAGAATATTCTAATTCTAATATTGGAATATCGCATAATAATGTTATGTTGAGTATATACACGTTTATTGTCATCATCTTAATAATAATTTCAATAAAATCTATTGTTAATATATAAATTACAATGACAGAATTAAGTGATACTTTGATTTTTTATATAATTTCAACTGCGGCAAGTATTACTGTTGTAATTTTGGGAATTGTCTACAAATCAAAGTGTAAAATTATAACTTGTTGTGGTTGTTTAAAAGTTGAACGTGATATAGAAGCTGAGGAACGAATCGATGAAATGGAAATTAATCAAAACGGTAGAAATGGTGGTGCTGCTACAAACCAGTACGAAGAATTTAAAACAAATGATACAGTATTATATACTCAACAAATGGCTAGAAGTAATGGAACAAGTGGTCAGAGAAGTATCGAATACGACCAAAATGTTTAATTATTGTACTATTTGTTTGTTAAATTTATATGATGTATTTTAATACCATTTCAAATAATATTTTGTTGTTATAAAATATTATTAAGTTTATGGATAATAATCAAATACTTACACCCAATACACTTATCCCATTGTCTCAAACTATATTAGGAATAAATCAAAAACAGTCAAAGGATATTTCAAGTGGATATAATGTAATGAATTCGGAACTAACAAAAAGTTATGGTAATGTCCTTATAGATGAAGACGATCGAGTATATAATGTAAATAACGTAGGTGTCACGACATGGTATCCATCCTCGGAAATATATACAAATACAAGTGGGAAACGTGGTATGGCTGGAACGGGAAATTTAGATAATGATTATCCAAATATGCAACATATACCATACAGTTTGAATCCAAATAATATAACTGGTTATGATCCCAAATCCCAATTATATTTTAATGGAAGTGTAAGAAATAAACAATCTTCAGGTGATGAAATGAAAAACGTATTTGCTGGATTGAAATCATCAATCAATTTTGATTACAAAGGTTGTGTCATCAATCCTACTACAAATGATCCATCCAATTTAATAAAAATGGATTCTAATAGTTCGATAAGTAGATGTTATTCTCTTGCAGAAAGTAATAATGCTGACTATTTTGGACTTGGAAATTTGGATAAAGATACACAACTAGGCACTTGTTATATAAGTAAAGATACGGTGTTTTTGAACAGGAAATGGACAAACCCTGGAACCCCAATATGGAGTATATCCGTATCTGATTTATCAAATACAAACCAAGCTGTAAATATGTCGGTATATCTGGGTCTCAATGGTAATTTATTATAGATCGGA